CCCATACCATAAAATCATTTCTTATAGAAGCATATTTTGGAGTATTTGTATAACTAGATATTAAATTACTAGTATTAAAATTAAAAACAGACGAGCCGTTATTAATATCTAATAAATATTTTGAACCATCATCTAAATATTCTGGAATTAAGGTCTATTGTCTTAAACTATTTAAAATATATGCAGATTGAGCATTATTTAAAAAATTTTTTACTTCTTGAAAAATAAAATTTCCATCTAAATCGTAAAAATATTCATAGTTACCTAATACATTTTTAATTTCTTCTAATATATCTGTTACAGTATTACCTGCATCCCCGATTAAATCTCCTGGATAAGTAAAGTCAGTATATATGAAACCTATATCCTAACCGTACTAAAAAATAGTTTTAGTTAATAAATTATCATTAGAACTATCTGTTTCTCCTTGTACTTCTAAAGGGTTTACAGTATAAATATATTGTCCATTATTTTTATAAAGATAAATAGGGGTAGCTCCCGTCCATTTAACGGCTTGCTTTACAATAATATCTAAATCAGATATAATAATTTTTCCCAACTGCTCTCCGCCAAAATGATTCACTAACTATTGAATAATTTGATAAATAGTTGGTCTCATAATTACTTCTTTACCGTTTTCGTCTATTGTTAAATAATTATCAAAAACAGTTGATGCGGGAAGGGTACCTCCGCACTCACCGTTTAAAAGACACATTTTATCTTTTAATTGTAAAGAAGCTGTTAATCCAGAATCGGAATAAGAAATTGATGCATCTGTAATAACATAAACTCCTAACGGGAACCACAACATCTTCTAATCTAAATATTTTTTAGTTTTATTTGTAAATCCGATTTGAAGATTTATCTTTTTATTTATAGATAATAAATTTCTTGCTTCAATAATATTATTATTAGTGTCATCAAGAATAACACTTAAATTAGCTGTTCTTCTAATAATACTATTGCCATCTATATTTATATTAGCAGAAATTACCTTTCCTTCGATATGCTCAATTTCCTATTCCTACCAATTCAATACTATAATATTAACAAAATATTCTTTTATATGAAGTCCTGCCAACTATTTTAGAAAAGAAACGTCATCTAAATAAGTACCTTTTTTTATCATTTTAATAAACCTTTCTTAAAATAGTACAGTCATAATCTATAATAGCCTAAATATTTGGTATTATAACCTAATTATCTTGTGAAAAAGGATACCATTGACCCTCATAATATATATATCTTTCAAAAGATAGATAAAATAGACCCAATGTTTCTGTATCAAGTTCACCCTAACTTTCTATATTGGTTTTCCATAATAGATTTTTATTATGCTACTAAATCCAATTTAAAACATTTTCAAATTCATCATACATACCCTCTTCAGGAACAATCAGAGAATCTGATTCAAGTCTTTGATAAGGAGATAAAGAATAAACAAAATTCTTTTTAGGATTTCTTATTGCACTTAAAGAAAATACTTCTCCTGTATCATAAAATTCATAATCATTTAAACCTTCTTTTGCAATTTCTTCTGAATCTACCTCTGACAAAGAGGGTCCTACTATATATATACCTCTTATATCTGTATCGGGATTGTTAAACTCTAAAAGACCTGTTTCATTTAAAACATGTTTTTCATATGCGCTATCCTGATTTTCTTTAATATAAAAAACTGTTCCTGGCGCAGCCTGCACCGTTAAACCTTTTATTTTTTGAGTCTATATAATAATATTATCACGACTAATATTATATTTATCTACAATCTCAGAATAAAGTAATCGAGTAGAGTTACTTATTAAATTAAAACTTCCCCAAAGTTGCCCAATTCGACGATAAGAAGATACCTAATTAAACTAAGAATATTTCTTTTCTCTTGTTATAATTTCAACTTCATAATCTATAAAACCTTGCTAAGTATCAGAATAAAAAGAAATATTTGGAAAAGACGTATTTGAATCTGATAATTCATAAATACCTTCTCTATTTACAATAATATCTTCTGTTCCTATTGTGATAATATGACCTACATATATAGGTGTATTTTCTGTTATAATTAAAGTTCGTTTTTCCTATTCATCTACTTTAAAAGGTTTTCCAGTATTATTAATACCAATTAAATAAGGACTACTTGTAAAATGAATTTTTAAATATTTAAAATTAGAAACTTCTATTTGTTTGTTCTAATCTTCTAAAGAAGAATATTTTTCTTCAATTAAACTTTTTAAATCTTTTAAATAATAAAAGTCATCTTTAACTGACTATTTCGTGTCAGAAAAATATAGACCTGGATTTGGAAAAACAAGTTGTCCAAAATAACTAGCCACTCGTTCTTCTTTTTGAGTATACTTTCCGCAATCTTGAATACCATAATTTAAACAGTTCTAATAATTAAAATCATCTATTTCATAAATAGTCCCCGTAAAATCATAAATTCTTCTGCCAAGAGTATTATTAGGAGTTAAAGAAATATTCATTAACTTTACAATAAGATTTCCCTAAGTGCTAGATTTATATAACTTAGCATTATCATCATATAAGAAATCTAAAACCTTTTCTCTGAAACCTTTTTCTTGAATAATATCATTATATAAATTTATATTATTATCAAAATTATAATTTTTATATAACTAACTATAAGAACCATGTAAATCTTCAGAAGAAGAACGCATTAAATTATTTCTTATATCTGAAAAATAAGAAATTGTTCCCGAAATAGAAAAAGTACGATAATCTTTTTTACCATTCCTTCTAATAAAAGGATATTTTGAACCAATTGTTTCAACAAGAGCTTCAGAAACAACTCTTGAATAATTATTTACTTGAGGATTAAATTTAATTTTTAATTGGGCTTTCTCATCTGTTAAAAAAATATTATTAAAAATGCCCATTATAGGACGAATAATTTCAATATCAGGAGATCTATAGTTTTGTCGATTACGTCTTGCAACACTATATTTGTACCAAACTCCGCTTTCAATAGTATAATCTCTCCATTCTATATCCATTTTTTCATTATAATCAAGAATTGTTGTATAAACATCTTCCCAATACATAAAATTATCTTTATTAGAAGACCTTCTTATAACAATATTTGTCTATAAATCCGATAATACATTATTTTTTAAAGTAACAATTGCGCATCCTTCCTCTTCATCTATTCTTGCGGAAATAGTTCCTTCAAAATTTAAAGGATGAATATAGCTTACATTAAAATTAAAAGATTCTTCTTTAAAAAATAAATTTTTTGTTAAAATCTGAACGGTTAATGTATATTGTTCTTCTAAAAATTTATATTTACAATTATATTGAATCTAATTTCCATTTATAAAAAATCTATCGCCACTATCCTATACTATTTCATCATTAGCATTTTTAATTAAGATTCGATAAGATTTAAAACTTTCTTCATCATTTATTCTACCGGGACTTACCATACCTAATATTGTTAAATCGTTAGTCATAATTGTAGTAGTAGTACTAACAGCATTTGAATCATTGTTAAAATATTTTAATGAAATTGTTGGTTCACTTATTGGCTTTATTAAAATTGTTGTAGACCATTCTGAAAATGTCTAATATTTTTCATTTAGCCAAGCACTTATCTGCTGCCTATTGTTTTCTATCTTAGGAGCATTATTACGACCATTAGCAGAATTTTTCTAATTTTGCGTAAATCTAATTTGAACCTTATAATATTCATTTAATTTAAATCCGCCTTGAATTTCATCGCCTTTTATTATAATATAATATTCCTAATCATTTCCTCCCTACGTTTGTTCTTTACCCATTGAAGTAAGCATAATTCCCGTAGGATATTTATCTCTATCCAATACAGATTGATTTGTCTTTTGACTTAATACTTTTACTTGTACTAAATTTACATCAATATCGTTAATTGAATTATATATAGATAACGTAAAATTTACTTTACAAGAACCAGTAACATTAAAAGCAGGAATATAAGACTTTTTAAAAACAGGTGGATATAAATTACTATTTAATCCTGGCATTTATTTTTTCCTCCTTTTTGCAGTAAAATCTGCTCCTCTAAATTTCATTCTTTATAAGATAAAAAACCTAAGACCTTTATTACTTTTATTTGACCTTTTAAAAAATTTATTATATAATATTATTATAATAAAAAGAAAAAGGAGAAAATAAAAAATGACTAATTCAGAACTTATGCACTTTCCATCAACATCAACATCAATTACTATGGAGGAACCAGTTTCAACGACAATTCATATAAGTGATGAAACTATTAATACTACTTTAGAAATAATGAAATCTTACGGAAAAAATCTGGATAAAAGCCATCCAAAAATTGTAAAAATTGAAGTTCTTGTCCCTAATAAAGTATTACGTTTTACTTTTAAATATGGAACTCAAATTAAAACCATATGCAATGATGAAGATACTTTCGATTTTGATTTTGCTATTTATCTTGCTTATTCTAAACTTGTTAATAAAGACATTTGCACAAAAGAAGGAATAGAAAACCAAGCACATGAAATGAAATATTGGAAACATTGGGTTAAGAAAGCAAAAGAAGCAAAGAAACTTTTCAAACAGCAAGAGACAGAAAGAATTAAAAAGGAAAAAGAAGAAAAAGAACGTGCGGCCGCTCGCAAACGTCAGGCTGAAAAAAAGGCACGTAAAAAGAAAGAACGTAAAGAGAGAGAACTCAAAGCACTCGCAGAAAAAATTAAAAACGTAGAATAATAAAAATATAATATATATTAAATAATAAAAGGAGAAAATATGGCAAGATACGATAATGAATGGGATAATCAGAATCAGATGAATATGAACCGGTCTCGTGACCTCGTTCTTTCTATGAATGAGTTCTGTTTCCTTCAGTCTAAAACAAATGGCGCAATTAAGGTTTATACTGGACCTACTACCATGACCATTTCCGCCCAGGAGTCTCTCGTAACTTTTAATGGTAAAAATAAAAAGTTCGAGGAGACACAGGATTTTGAAAAAGCAAGACAGCTTTTTGTATCTGCTCCTGAAGGTTGGTATATTGTTCTAAAGAATCCTACTTCTGATAATAGCCATCCTGAACCTGCAAAAGCAGTAAATAGTCCTGAACTTGAAGTTGGTAGAAAAATCAACATTGCGGGGCCTACATCCTTCTCGCTTTATCCTGGTCAGATGACAAGAGTAATCAGAGGACATAGACTTCGTTCTAACCAGTACCTTCTTGCACGAGTTTATGATGCGGTCGCCGCTAAAAAGGGTATGGCTACCGCTACCATTGTAAACGCAGAAGGTAAAGAAATCACAGCGGAATCTGAAGAGTATTTCGTTGGACAGATGATTGTAATTAAGGGTACGGAAGTATCATTCTACATTCCGCCAACTGGTATTGAAGTTCTTCCTATTGGTGCAGAAAATGGAGAAGGAACTGGTGAATATGTAAGAGATGCAGTTACTCTTGAACGTCTTGAGTATGCTATTCTTAAAGATGAAGATGGCGAAAAGAGATATATTCATGGCCCTGCCGTGGTATTTCCTGAACCTACAGAAACATTCGTAACCGCTCCTAAGGGTGGGCTTATTTTCCGTGCTCTTGAACTTTCCCCTATCAGTGGTATTTATGTAAAAGTAATTGCCGCATATGATGAAACAAAAGATGGAAAAACAATTCATCACCCTATTGGAGAAGAACTGTTTATTACTGGTAATGACCAGATGATTTATTATCCTCGTCCTGAACATGCAATGATTCAGTATGATGGTAAATATATGCATCATGCAATTGCTATTCCTGAAGGTGAAGGTCGTTATATTCTTAATAGACTTACTGGTGAAATTACTACAGTACGTGGTCCTCAGATGTATCTTCCTGACCCTCGCACAGAAGTTGTTGTTAAAAGAAAACTAACAGCAAAAGAGTGTGAATTAATGTATCCTGGCAATGTTGATGTACTAACATATAATGCTGGACTTACAGAACAGGCGGTAGAGAAACTTTCTCGTAAAGGACTTACAAGTAAATCTACTGTTGATGATATTCTTAATAATGCGTATTCTACTGCAAATCAGGAATCTACACTTGCAATCTTTGAAGCAAATGCAAATATTTCTCGTGGAGTAAGCTATACTAAGCCTAGAACTATTACTCTTGATACTAAATATGAAGGTGTTGTCGCACTCGATATTTGGACAGGTTACGCAGTAAATATTGTATCTAAGGCTGGTCATAGAGAGGTTGTAGTTGGACCTACAACTCGTTTGCTTGATTATGATGAAACAGTTGAAGCTATTGAACTTTCTGGCGGAACCCCTAAATCTTCTAAGCCTGCTTTCCAGACTGCTTTCCTTCAGATTGAAAACAATAGAGTAACAGATATTATCAATGCAGTTACCGCGGATTCTATTGCTGTATCGGTTAAACTAAATTACTGTGTAAGTTTTCTTGAAGATTCTAAAGAGTCTTGGTTTACTGTTAATAACTATGTAAAATATCTTTGTGATAATATGAGAACTCTTGTCAAGAGAGAAATCAGAAAATACAACATTAAAGATTTTTACGGTAATTCTACAGAAATTATTAGAAATATTGTTCTTGATATTACTGAAGATGCAGACAAGCCTATTGGAAGAGTTTTCACAGATAATGGTATGATTGTTAATGACGTTGATATTCTTAATATTAGCGTGGACCAGAATATTGCAAAGACTCTTGACTTTTATCAGAGAGAACTTGTTAGAAAAGAAATTGAACTTTCTGACGCGGACGCCCGTGTAAAAGCTACTACGGCTTTGGCAGAAAAAGAAAAGGAAGAAGCCGCTATCAGAAATGAAAGTGCTCTTTTTGAACTTGAACTTGAACAGGCAAGACTGGAACGAAAGTTGCAGAATGAAGAAGATATTCGTACTAAACAAAGAGAAGCCGAAATGGCGGCTGCTCAGGCTCAGAATGACCTGCAGGCTCTTCTGACTGCTAACCAGACCGCAGAAATGAATAGATTAAAAGAAAAGCGTGAAGCTGAAATCGAACATGAAAAGGCTCTCGCTGAAATCGAAAAGGGTAAACAGGAAGCATACGCTAATACTGTAAAAGAAATTATGGCTTCTATTAGTCCCGATTTAGTCGCTGCAATTTCCGCAAGCACTCAGGCAAATCTTCTTAGAGAAGGTATGGAAAGTATTAGTCCTTACGCTATTGCTAACGGTGAATCTGTTGCGGATACTGTTAATAAACTTCTTCGTGGAACATCCTTGGAGAATATTATTAACGCAAAAATGGGTTAATCTTTATAAGCAAGAAAAATTGGTCAAACAATTTTTCTTGCTTTTTTTATAAATTTTTGATAAAATTTATTTATAAGAAAAAGAAAGGAAATGAAAAAAATGAATAAAAGACAGATATATATGTTAGATATTCACAATTATGCAAATGAAAAAGAAAGATGGAGTGAAATCATAGAAATATGGAATGAATTTATGGATTTCCATATGGATTATCCTCATTTTCGATTTATGCAAATAATTACGATGTTTCAAAATTGGTATCAAAAAACTTATGAAACCGACGGTTTTTATGTTGAAGATGATATTTTGTTGGAACGTTTTAAAGAATTTCTTATATATATAGGAAAGGAGAAATCAAATAATGGGAATGTTTGACCCTGATGAAGACCCCACTTATATTAAAATGGAATCTCAGTTAGATAAAATTAAAAAAATTCTAAAAGCAGATTTTTTAAACGATAATGAAAAACTATTCTTTATTAGAAGAATTATTTTTGAAGAAAATATGAAAGGAGATGATTATTTTGCTTAATCCAAAAACTAATGAAAGAGAACTTGCTTACGTTGTAATTGTTAATGATATTACTCCTATTGAAGGATATGATAGAGTAGAACTTGCTCATGTGGGCGGATGGACTATCGTTGTCGGTAAGGGAGAATTTAAAGCGGGAGACCCCGCAATTTACTTTGAAATTGACTCTAAACTTCCTGAAGTAGAACCTTTTATTAATATGGAATTTCTTGCGAAAAAGAAATACCGCGTAAAGACTCAAAAGATGTGCCGTTCTATTTCTCAGGGACTTCTTATGTCCGCCGCAAATTTCGGATGGACTATTGGTCATACGATGAATGAAGATAATACTCCTTTTATCGTAGAAAATGACCAAAAAACTATTCATAATATTAATGATGAATCTCGTTTCCTTACTAAACAGCTTGGTGTAACTTATTATGTAGCAGAAGATAATGTCCGCAAAGCCCCTTCCGTAGATAAATATAAAAAAATGGCTCAACGTAACGGCAAACTTTTTGCAAAGCAACCTTTCCGCTGGCTTATGAAGCGGGAATGGGGAAAGAAATTTCTTTTCATTTTCTTCGGTAAAAAGAGAGATAAAACTGATTGGCCTGCTTGGGTAAAGAAAACTGATGAAGAAAGAGTTCAAAATATACCTTGGATTCTTGAAGATAAAAACCCTTGGATTGCAACAGAAAAGATTGATGGCTCTTCTACTACCTTTACTATTAAACGCGGGAAGTGGCCTCGTAAAAATGAGTTTTATGTTTGTTCTCGAAATGTTTGTTTTGACAAGCCCGATAAAGCCTGTTTTTATGAGACTAATATCTACACCGAGATGGCAGAGAAATACCATATTGAGCATGTTCTAACTGAGATGCTGACATTATTCCCAGCCGCAGAATGGATTACTATCCAGGGTGAAACCTATGGCGCAGGAGTACAAAAAAGAGATTATCATCTTAAAGGACATGATTTTATGGCTTTTAACCTTATTACTTCTGATAAGGGAAGATTTAATACTCTTAAAATGAGAGAATTACTTGAAGATTACTATCGGATTCCTTGCGTCCCTGTTGTTGATAGTAAGTTCATTCTTCCTGATACAGTAGAAGAGTTACTCGAATACGCAACAGATAAATCTCAAATTGATGGTGATATGCGAGAAGGTATTGTTTTTCGCTCTGAAGATGGTAGTAAATCTTTCAAAGCTGTTTCTAATGAATTTCTACTTGCCTATCACGGATAATAAATAATAGAGGGAGAGATTATCTCTCCCTCGTTTTGGAGAAAAAATGGAAAAAAATAAATTATATATTATGATGGGTATTCCTGGTTCAGGAAAATCTACTTATGCAAGATATGCTATTATGAATGATAATACTATCCATATTTCAAGAGATGGGATAAGATTCGCCTTTCTTTCTGATACAGATAATTATTTTGCAAAAGAAAAACAAGTTTATAAAGAATTTATTAAACAAATTAATGAAAATTTAAAAGAAGGTTATAATGTTATTGCAGATGCAACACATTTAAATAGAAAAAGTCGTAATGCTCTTTTTCATAATCTTCATATAGATAGAACAAAAGTAACCGTAATAGGTGTATATATGAACCTTCCTTTGGAAACGTGTCTTGAACGTAATGAAACAAGAAAGGGCGGCCGCACCTTTGTGCCTCCGCACGAAATACATAATATGTATCTTAGGATGGAACCGCCAACTTATAATGAACCTTTTGATTATATATATACTTTTGATGGAAAAACAATAAATCTTTTAGAAAGGAGATAATATGGCTGTTTATTTTACCGCAGACCCACATATCGGACACGATAAGGATTTTATCTGGCGTCCGCGCGGTTTTTCTTCAATTGAAGAACATGATACAGAAATCTTAAAAAGATGGAACAGTGTTGTAACTCCAGAAGATACTGTATACATTCTTGGTGACCTTTGTATGAGCGGAAACGAAAAAGAATGGAATCGTGTTTATAAAGTATTAAATGGTGAAAAATTTATTATTTGGGGGAACCATGATACAAATAATAAACTTAATAAATATCAAACAGAATACGGTATGACATATCTTGGTTTTGCTTCAATTTATAAATACAATAAAAAGAAAATTTTTTATCTTTCTCATTATCCTACTCTTGTAGGTAATTTTGAGGAAGAGCGTTTCTTCTGGAATTTATCTGGACATACTCATAGTTCTAATAAATTTGAGTTTGGACAATATAGTATTTATAATGTAGCAATGGACGCTCATAATTGTTATCCTGTATCTATAGAGCAAATAATTAAAGATATTGATAAATATAAGGAGAAGAAAGAATGATTGTAAATCCTGTACTTGTAGGAATTGTAGGAACTCTTTTTGTAGAAATGGCTATTGTCATTATCAGAGACTACGTTATAAAAAAGAAAGGAAATAAAGATGCAACTAAGAGTAAAACTTTCTAATTCTGCTTTTGACCCTGTGTCAGGTAGATCTATTGTTACAGTAAAAACCAAAAGAGGAACATATACTGGAGTTTCTAAAGTTCATCATGATGATAAAGAAATTCAAAGTAAATATACCGGTTTGCGTATAGCTGAAATGAAAGCTGTGCGAAAAGCCTACAAAGATGAATTAAAACGAGAGAGAATTATTCTTCATGTTCTTCCAAGTATTCAAAAAGATTTAATACATACTTTAGATAAATATTCTGCATATCAGGCTTTTGCATGGGCACAACTTCTTATTGAAAGAAGATTTTATTTTATGACTGAATACCATAAAAAAAGAATTAATTATCTAGAAGGGTGGATTGAATCAATTAATCGTGCTCTTGAAGATAATAAAAAACATTTGCAACAAATAAAAGAAAAAAGGTCAAAAAAGTAAAAAGTTAAATACCTCTTTTTTATATATTTATATATAATAAGGAGGTATTTTTATTATGAGTGAAAAACAAAAGAAATGGATTAAGGCGGCAGGTATTAGAGCCATTAAGACTTTCGCACAGTCTTTTGTTTCTATGATAACTGTAGGTGCCGCAATTAATGAAGTTAACTGGACATATGTTGGTTCAGTTGCTTGCGTAGCAGGATTCCTTTCTATTATGACTAGTTTAGCTGGACTTCCAGAAGTTAAAGATTCTGAAGAAGCGGTAGGTTAATCCTACCGCTTCTTTTTTTGAAAGGAGATAATATGGCATTAAAAGGTATTGATATTTCTTAGTGGCAAGGTAATATTGACGCTAAGAAAGTAAAAACATCAGGAATTGATTTTGTTATTATTAGATAGGGATACAGAAAAACAATTGATAAATATTTTATCGCTAATGTAAAAAAATTTAAATAGGCGGGAATCCCTATTCATGGAGTTTATCATTTTGCTTATGCTTTAAATAAAAACGATGCCGTAGAAGAAGCAAAAAGTTGTATTAAAAATGTGGAGGCCGCAGGTCTAGGAAAAGATATTATTATATTTTATGACTTTGAATACGATACCGTAAAAAGCGCAAAAAATAAAAAGGTTTATTTAACTAAAACAAATTGTATCGAATTTACAAATGCCTTTTGCGATTACGTCAAAAGTAAAGGTTACAAAGCTGGTTTTTATTTAAATCAAGATTATTATAAAAATTGGTACGATGCGGCAACTATTAAAAAATATATTGTATGGTTAGCAGATTATAACCCTGAACCTCATTTTCCTTGTACTTATCAACAATATACAAGCAAAGGAAAAGTAAACGGCATTTCTGGAAATGTTGATATGAATTATTTTTATGGAGCAGAAGTATAGGAACGACCTATTACAACTCCTATTCCAACTAAAGGAACTACCGCAAAAGATATTATAAAAACTATGTAGGGTTGGATTGGCAAGAGTAAAGCTAAACAAACTCATAGAGATATAATTGATTTATATAATAGTCATACCCCTTTGGCGGTTGGCTATAAAGTTAAATATACTGATGACTATTGTGATACAACATTATCTGCGGCATTTATTAAAAATAACGCTGTCGATTTAATTGGTGGAACAGAATGTGGCGTTGAAAGACATATTCAATTATTTAAGAAAGCGGGTATATGGTAGGAAAATGGTTCAGTTACTCCTCAGCCAGGATGGATTATAACATATAACTGGGATGATGGTACTCAACCAAATGATGGTTTTGCAGATCATATTGGTATTGTTGAAAAAGTTTCGGGCAATACTATTACTACAATAGAAGGAAATACAGGAAATAGCGGAGTAGTTGCGCGTCGCTCTTTAAAAGTAGCTAATGGTAACATTCGCGGTTATGCTATTCCTAAATATGCGAAGGCGGAAACTACACCTAAAACAGAATAGAAGGTAACTCCAGCAAAAAACACTAATAATGATAAAATTTTATTAGCAACATCTAAAACTACATTTACTAGAACAGGTAAAGCATCTCCCGCCCGTGATAATTATTTTAAAGCTAAAGTTACTGCAAATGCTTTATACGTAAGAAGTTGGGCAGGTGTTGAATATAAAACTTTAAAGAGTATTCCAATTATTTATAAGAATAAAATAGTATAGGTCTGTGATAGTATACAAGCTAGCAATGGCACAACATGGTATTATATTCGTATAGATAATAAAATTTATGGTTTTATTAATTACAGATATGTCCAAGCAATATAATAAAAAAGGTGTGTAGTATTTAATACTACACACCGTTATTTTTGTCTATAGATATATATATTACGTTTCTACCCACTTTTGTCATTTATTTTTCTTTTTTATATTATAGCGAAAAATTTTTGAAAAGTCAAGTACAATGTATCATTAAAGGTAAAGACTTGATATGAATTGCAATTTTACAAAAATTTTGCTATAATATTTATAGAAAAAATATAAAAGGAGAAATAATTTATGGCAAAACTTTATAATGAAGATAGTATTGAAAGTCTTTCTCCATTAGAATTTACACGATTACGCCCTGGAGTTTATGCAGGAGATACAACTTATTCAACGCAATTATTAGTAGAAATTATTTCTAATGCAGTCGATGAATTTCGTCTTGGAAATGGTAATCGTATTGATATAACAATAATCGGAGATACAGTTTCTGTTCGAGATTATGGACAAGGTTTTATCTGTAACAGCTTTAGAGAAGATGGAGAGACAATTCTTCAGGCTTCTTTTGATGTTCTTAATACTTCTGGTAAATATAGGGAAGATGGAACCTATGAAGGAACAAGTTTAGGTTCATATGGTATTGGCTCTAAAATCACAAACTTTCTAAGTCATTGGTTAAGAGTCAAAACTATGAGAGATAATGAATGGGAAGAAATCTATTTTGAAGAAGGTGTATTTCAAAATAGAACTGCGGGAGCAGGTGGTGTACATGGTACACTGGTAGAATGGCAACCTTCGGAAGAATTTTTTACTCATACGGAAGTAGAAAGTAATAGAGTTCATTTATTACTTAAAACTATTTCTTGTCTATGTCCAGGACTAACACTTCATTTAAATGAAAATGGTAAGATATATGATTATGTATCCGAAAAAGGCTTAAATGATTTAGTCGATGCCGCAGTAGGCAATAAAGAACTTATTAACAATAGATTTGATATGAGTTTTGTAGAAGGTAAGAATAAAATGGATATGGTTCTTACCTATACATCTAATTACTCTCCTACTATTGTTCCATATGTCAATACAGGTTTAACCGAGACAGGACAACATATCACTCAGGTAAAATCTATTATTACTCGTGAATTTAATAAATTCTTTAAAGAAAAGAAATGGCTTAAATCTACAGATGAAAATTTAACTGGTGATGATATACAGGAAGGTATGTACATTGTTTTTAATATTACCGCTCCAAATATATCATATGATGCACAAGTTAAAACTCGTATTACTAAAATTGAAATGAAGCCTTTTAATGTAGCTTTAACTGAAAATCTTCAATATTGGTTAGCTAATAATGAAAAAGAAATTAAACTTATTGCAGAAAAAGCTATTAATGCTAAAAAAGCAAGAGAAGCTGCTAAGAAGGCAAGAGAAAAAGCAAGAGAGCAAGGAAAGAAAAAAGAAAAGGCTTTAAAATTTGATAGTAAACTTGCGGATTGCTATAGCGAAGATAGAGAAAAATGTGAAATTTATATTGTTGAGGGAAATAGTGCGGCAGGTGGTTTAAAAACGGCACGTAATAATGAATTTCAAGCTGTAATGCCCGTCCGTGGTAAAATCCTTAACACACAAAAAGCTACCTTAGATAAGATTCAAAAAAATGCTGAAATTATGACCATGATTGAAGCGTTTGGTTTAAAGATTGATACAAAAACAATGCGGGTTACATATAACCGTGATGAACTCCGCTATGGTAAAATTATTATTATGAGTGATGCTGACGTTGATGGTGCTCATATTAAAAACCTATTTTATACTTTTATCTGGAATTTTTGTCCTCAATTGATTTATGACGGTATTATTTACGCTGGAGTCCCGCCTCTTTATAAGATTACTCTGGGTGGAAATAAAGGTTATAAATATTTAAAGAACGATGATGACCTTGAAGCATTTAGAAAAACCTATACGGGAAAATATCAAGTTAATCGTATGAAAGGATTAGGAGAGATGGACGTTGAACAAATAGAAGAGACTCTTACGAATCCTAATAATAGAATTATTAAACAAATTACGATTGATGATAGTGAAGAAACGGAAAAATTATTTGATGATTTGATGGGCACGGCTATTGTTCCGAGAAAGAATTTTATTAAAGAGCACAGTAAGGAGGCCACTTATAATGTTGAGTGAAAGATTTTTTAATGATTATTGTAAAAAATGTGAGCATGTTTACTATGAATGGTTTTGTGCTTATCGTTCCCAAAATTGTCATATTCATGGATTAATAGATTGTAATCCTGATAGTTATATTAAAACTCTTAAAGATAGAACATGCCCTGATTTTAAGCCAAATAAAAAAGAAATTGAAAGAATCGTAGATATGCTTGCTAAAGTTCCAGATATAAATCCTTCAACAAAAGAGGAATTGGAATATGCATTTAAAAAAATTAAGGAAAATAAATAAACTATGCAAAATGATTTAACAAAAGAATTAAGTACAAACTTTATAGAATATGCGGTAGCCGTTAATACCGACAGAGCAATTCCTGATGCTAAATCTGGTCTTAAACCGGTTGCTAAACGTATTCTCTGGTCAGCATTTGAGGAAGGGCGGACTTCATCTAAACCTCACGTTAAGGCGGCAAGAATTGTCGGTGACGTTATGGGTAAATATCACCCTCATGGAGATAGTTCAATCTACGGAGCAATGGTTAGATTATCTCAACCTTGGGTTATGCGTTATCCTCTTATAGATTGGCATGGTAATAATGGTAATATTGCAGGGGATGGACCTGCGGCCGCACGTTATACTGAAGCCCGCCTTAGTAAAATTGCAGAAGAAGGTATGTTAAATGGAATCAAAAAGAAAAATGTTGACTTTATTCCAAATTATGATGAAACTCTTGAAGAGCCTATTACTCTCCCTTGTACCTTTCCTAATTTGCTTTGTAATCCTAATACTGGAATTGGCGTTGCGATGGCCTGTAACTGGGCTCCGCACAATTTGTATGATGTTGCTCAAGCCATTTATAATTATTTGGATGGAGACTTTCCTTATCTGCCTGGCCCTGACTTTCCGACAGGCGGATTAATCATTAATAAAAATGATATTCCTAAAATTATGGAAACAGGACGTGGCTCAGTAAAAATTAGAGCACGTTATAAAATAGATAAAAATAAAATTATCTTTTATGAAATTCCATATGGGACTACAATAGAAGGATTAATTACAGAACTTGGTGAAATTTGTGACAAAGAAGAAATAAAAGGTATCCATGATATACATGATGAAAGTTCTAAAGAAATTAGAATTGTTGTAACGTGTCAAAAAGGATTTTCACCTGACGCAATTGCAAAACAGATTTATGCAAAAACTAATTTTCAGACTTCATTTAGTTATAATCAAGTAGCTTTAGTGGATAAAACCCCTACTGAATTAAACTTGCGGGATGCTATAAAAATCTATGTAGACCATAATCTCGAATGTATCGTTAAAGAAACTCAATTTGACTTAGAAAAAGCTAAATTAAGAAAGGAGATTGTTGATGGTTTACTTAGAGCCATTGTTCATATTGACGAAATCATTACTCTTATCAAACAAAGTGAATCTGGAGCAACAGCAAAAATCTCACTTATTGAAAAATGGGGCTTTACCGAGAATCAAGCAAAAGCCATTCTTGCTATGCGACTTTCAAGTTTAGCTAAGTTAGAAGGGGTAGAGTTAGAAAAAGAACAAGATGAGTTAGTTCATAATATTCAAAAATGGGAAAACCTTATCAATAGTAAAGAAGAACAAATAGATTTGTTAAAAGTTCGTTTGGCGGACTTGGTTAAAAAATATGGAGACAAACGTCGTACAGAATTAACTCAAATTGACGATGTAAAAGAAGAAAAAGAAAAGATTGATATAACTCCTGAAGATGTCGTAGTTATTATTACCCACACTGGAGATATTAAACGTATTCCTAAAAAGAGTTTTAGAATACAAAAAAGAAACGGTAAAGGTGTAAAAACTGCGGATGCCGCAATCAAAACAACTATATCTACTAATACTCTTGATGATTTAATGATATTTACATCAAAAGGTAAAATGTATAAATTAGCAGTAGATAAAATTCCTGAAGGAACAAATGCTTCAAGGGGAACTAATTTACACTTACTTCTTCCTTTTGCTGATAATGAAATATTCCAAACAGCTACGGCTATTTCTGGTGATAAAACTGCGGATTATGTAGTTTTCTTTACTAAAAATGGTTTAATTAAAAAGACTGAAATAGAAGAATATACTAAAGCAAAAAAGAAAACTGGTATTCAAGCTATTAAAATTAAAGAGGATGATGAATTATTATCCGTTACTTTTATGAATAGGGAAGATATTATCATTGGAACTAAATTTGGTAATGTAATAAAAGTTCCATCGGATGATATTAATCCAATTGGTAAGTTAACCTGTGGAGTAAAAGGTATCGCTTTAAAAGAAAACGATGAAGTGGTTTCCGCTTTCTATGTTTCTAAAGATATTAAATATCTTGGAATCTTTACTCATAATGGAAATAGTAAAAAAATGGATATAAATAATTTTACTATTCAAAAACGTAATGGTAGAGGAAATAATATTATTCCTTTAGAAGAAAAAGATTATGTTACTTCTATTGTTCCTTTAACTAAAGAAGATTCTCTTTTAGTTGTAGGTAAACCCAATTCTATTTGTACTACTGTTCAAGAATTATCTGAACAGACTAAATTTGGTTATGGTACAAAAATTATAGAAAGGAGTACGGTTCAATCCGTAATTGTATTATGATTAAAATTATCAAAGATGGTAGCTTAAAAAAACTTAATAAAACAAAACGTTTTATTTGCTCTAAATGTGGTTGTATTTTTGAAGCAGATGATTCTTCTTATACATACCACAATTGGAGAAATGAAGCATATATTACAACTATTTGCCCTTTTTGTGGAGAATCTGTCAGTAGAGATTATGAGGATTATGAAGCATGATGATAAATAATTCAAAAGATATAAGAACTTTTATAAATAAATTAAATCAAGCAACAGAAGCCTATGACAAAGGAAAGCCATATCTTACTGATATGGAATGGGATATAATGTATTATAGATTAGAAGGTCTTGAAAAAGAAACTGGTCTTATTTACCCCGATTCTCCTACTCAAACAATTCATTATAATGTAGTTAATAAATTAAAAAAAGTTACTCATAATCATCCTATGCTTTCTCTTCAAAAAACAAAAGATAAAGAAGAAATTAAAACATTTCTTGATGATAAAGAATGGATTGCTATGGCTAAAATGGACGGTCTTACTTGTTCTTTACGATATGTTAATGGAGAATTAGTTTCCGCAGAAACAAGAGGAAATGGTGTGATTGGAGAAGATATTACTCATAACGCTATGGTAATTCCTTCTATTCCTAAACATATTCATTGTGAAAATGATGGAGAAGAACTTATTGTTGATGGAGAAATCATTTGCACAAAAAAAGATTTTGAACCTTTTCAAAAGTTCTTTAAAAATCCTCGTAATTTTGCAAGCGGGAGTATAAGACTTCTTGATTCTAAAGAATGTAAAAATAGACATCTTACTTTTGTAGCTTGGGATTGTTTTTTTAATAATACTAAATATAATATATCTGATGGTTATACTATTAAAAAATTATCACAAAAACTTGATTTATTAAAAGAACAAGGCTTTATAACTGTTCCTTATTATACAAAAAAATATTCCATTGAATATGCTATTGATTTTTTAAAAGGTGCAGTAAGTCTTTATTCATATCCTATTGATGGAATTGTTTTTAAGTATGATAATATTATAGAATATGAAGCGGCAGGTAGAACAGACCATCACTTCAAAGGCGGCATCGCTTATAAATTTTACGATGAAACATATTCAACCCGCCTTCGCCATATTGATTGGACAATGGGTAGAACAGGAGTTTTAACTCCAGTAGCAGTATTTGACCCCATTGAAATAGATGGTGCAGAGGTCTCCCGTGCTTCTCTACATAATGTTAGTGTTATGCGAGAAACTTTGGGGGATTGCGCCTATGTAGGTGAACCTCTTGAAGTATTTAAAAGCAATATGATAATTCCTCAAATTTATTCCGCAGGGCCTAAATACAATTACGGAGAAGTTATTTCTAAGGGAGGAGTCTCAGCAAATGATTCTCCAGAGTTTTGCCCTATTTGTCATGGAGAAATATCTTTTAAAGAAGAAAATGGTGTAGAAAGAGCGTATTGTGAAAACCCTCTTTGCAGTGGTAAATTAATTAATCGCCTTGACCATTTCTGTGGGAAAAAAGGACTTGATATAAAAGGATTATCTAAAAAAACTCTCGAAAAACTTATTGATTGGGGATGGATTAATTCTTTAGAAGATATTTTTAAATTACAAGAGCATCGTAATGAATGGATTGAAAAAGAAGGTTTTGGAATAGCTTCTGTTGATAAAATATTATCAGCAATAGAAGAAGGTAAAAATTGCACAGCATCTAAATTTATTGCGGCAATTGGTATTCCACAGATAGGTAAAGTAGCTTCAGAAGATTTAATTAAAGTATATCATACATATAATGGATTTAGACATGCTGTTGATTTCCCAGATGAAGATGATAGACTTTATAATATTAAAGGTATCGGTGAAGTTATGATAAAGACTCTTACTACTTTTGACTATACTGAAGCTGATAATATTTTTGATAACCATATAATTGAAATCATATCTTCAGTTCCAGAAGAAGATAAAGATGAAGATAAAAAACTTAAAGATAAAATCTTTGTAATTACGGGTAAAACTATTGAATTTAAAAATAGAAATGAATTAAAAGATTTTATCGAAAGTAATGGCGGAAAAGTTACGGGATCGGTATCTAAAAAAACTAATTATCTCGTAAATAACGATGTTAATTCTACTTCTAGTAAAAATAAAACGGCGAAAGAATTGAACATCCCGATTATTACAGAAAAGCAACTTATTGACTTGATTAATTGAAAAATTTTTGGTATAATAAATTATGAAAAATAAAGAAGAACTTAGAAGTATAGCAAGTCAGTTTTATGCTATATCTAAAGACAAAAATATGTCTAAAGTAAAAAAATATCAAGAAATATCTAAAATCACGAAATAGCTTACAACAGCAGAAATTTTAGAAATTAATGATATTATCCGAGAATCTTTAAAAGGAATATAATAATTATATTAATATATATAATTAATTATAAATAAAACAATTTAATTTTTTTAATAAAAGGAGAAAACAAAATGGCAAAATTTAAGGAAAACACAAAGCTAGTATTTAACTACATTAAGGAAAATGAAGATAAGGATATTACTGCAAAGGACATTGCGGCAGCCCTTGATATGGATCCTCGTTCTGTAAATGGTATTATCACAGGTGCTTTTTCAAGACATACTAAGACGGTAGGAGATGAAAAAGTAAAAGACCCGCTTGCTACAAGAGTTGAAGGCGAACTTCAAATTGAAAATAAAGATGGTAGTATTAAGCATGAGTCTGTTAAGTTTGTTAAATTAACTGAGTCCGGCCGCAACTTTGACCCAGAAACAGACGAATAATTTTTCTTATAACGGGTTAAGTTTTTATACTTAACCCGTTCTTTAATATAATGCTAGGACGAGCAGTCTTAATAATTTTCTTTTTTATAGTGCTTATATTTGCTTATTATTTATTTAATAAGGTGCGGCAATTAAAATAGCAAGAAATAACATTAGAAAAAGAAAAATAGAATATAAAAATATAGATAAGAAATAGATAGATTAAAATATCTAATTTAAATCAGTAGATTATTAATAAACAAAATAAACTTTTATAGTTAAAACAGTTACAACAATAGGAACAAACGATATTAGATACTAGAAAGAAAACTCGTCAAGATGAACTATAGCAAATAGAACAAAACTATGAAGAGCAACGAATAAAACATCGTTAGGATTTTCATTAGTCTATCCGTCAAGAGTAGATAGAAATGAAATCTCAATTATATCAATAGATAGGTAAAATATAGAGATAGCGGAATTAGATTCAATCGAGTTTGGTCTAGCTTAAATCTGTATATTAGGCTGCGACCGCCGCACGTCTTAGATAGCAAGAAGAATAGGATAAAATATCTTTTTATCGTATAAAAATATCTGAAAAACAAATTAATGATATTACACATCTTCAAGAATGGAAAAAAGAGCTTAATGACCCTTCTATTGTTTCTAAAATTATTTGGTCTGCTTTTGTAATGAAACCTACTACTGATTTATGTAATCGTGTATTAGGTAGTGGTTCTGTTTGTGGAATTTATAAAATTACTAATAAACAAACTGAAGACATATATATTGGACAAAGTGTTAATGTTGCAGATAGATGGAAACAGCATGTAAAATGTGGTCTTGGTATAGATGCTTCCGCAACGAATAAACTTTATAATAATATGCAGAAATATGGCGTATGGAATTTCACTTTTGAAATTCTTTAGAAATGTACTCGTGATAAGTTAAATGAAAAAGAACGTTTTTGGATTTAGATGTATCAATCAAATAAAGTAGGTTTAAACGTAACGAAAGGAAATAAATAATGAAATTTGAGAATACTAAAGTAATGAATTTCGAAGGTGCTTTCCGCGGTTTACGTAATCCTCTTGAAAGTTGGGGAAAAAGTGATAGTGGTTTTGGAATGTATCCTGAAGAGTATAGTTATGAAGCAACTCTTTTAGTTGCGCATGAGTGGATAACTGATTATAATATTAAAGCAGAAAAAAATAATCAAAAAGTAATCGAAGAAGGAAGCCTTGAATACTGTAGATTAGAAGATAGCTATATAGATTGGCTTATAAAAAATAGTGTTTTATCAGAAGATGATAATGGAACGACAATTTTTGATTTAGCTCTATTAGGTCCAAAAGATTTAGATTTAGCGCAACGTATGATTAAAGCTGGCTCAAGTGATAGAAAATTTCTTCGTCAAATTTTTGTTTCTGTTGACATAACTGCACCGTTGTATTGGTGGAAGGAGGCAGATACTTATAAAGTATCAACAGTTGCTAATTCAACATCAACAATGCATAAGTTAGCTAGTACTCCTATTACTAAAGATTGTTTTGAAATGGGAGATTATAATTCAGATATAGTTATTTTTAATGGTGAACCATATACTATTGATGATACCACCGATGACTGTATAGATTATATTATTGATATATGTGAAACTCTTAGAAAACGGTATCTTGAAACAAAAGATAAAAAATATTGGAAAGAACTTATACGTTGGCTTCCTGAGGGATGGCTACAAACTAGAACTTGGACAGCAAACTATGAAACATTACGAAATATGTATGGACAACGTAAAAATCATAAACTTACTGAATGGAGTCAAGACTTTTGTAATTGGGTGAAAACTTTACCTTATGCCGAAGAATTAATTTTGTTTAATCAGTAAATTTGATTTTTATAAAATTTTATTATATAATATTAATATAAAGTAAAAAAGAAAACATAAATGTGAAAAAATAATTAGGAGAAAAATATGAGAAAAAATATTAATGCTTAGAAAATTGAAGGAAGACTTTATGACCACAAACTTGAAATGAAAAAAGTTACTAATAAAAATTCAGCTTTTTATGGTCTTGATTTTATTTCAGGAGAAATCTTTATTGCAACAGATGAAGAAGGATTGAATGTAATCCCTGTACATTATACCTTTGTAAAAGAATTTACAAAGGCAAATGCAGTCAATAGTACATTTGTTAATTTAAAACAAATTCTTGAAAATGGAAAAACATGGCTTAATGTAGGAAAGGATGCCGCACAGAAGTTGAGAGTAGAACCTTCTCTTGCTTTGAATGATTTTTATCCTCAAGGTGGAGACCAACTTGTAACACGTCAAAGAAGTGAAGGTGGTTTCGTAACTTTTATTTCTGATTTAAATCCTGTTGAAAACGCAAGAAATAAATTTACTTTTGACACTATCATTTATGATACTACTGTAGTTCCTGCGGATCCTGAACATAATATCCAAGAAGATTTTGTTAGAATTAAAGCATATGTATTTGATTTTAAAAATGCAATCTTACCTATTGTTTTAATTGCAAAAGATTCTAAAGCACCTGGTTCTGTAAATTATTTTATTGGTCTTAATGCTTCTGCCAATAATCCTGTTTATACTAAGGTTATGGGAGAAATTATTAATACTACCGTTAAGATTGATAAAGTAATGGAAAATGCTTTTGGTGGAACAATTGTTGATTCTTCTGTTCGTCAAGAAAGAGAATGGGTTATTACATGGGCACAACCTCAGCCTTATATTTTTGATATTGCAGAAACAATCACAAAAGATGAATTAAATAAGGCTCTTACTGATAGAAATATTCATCTGGAAGAAGTTAAGGCTAATGCAAAAGCATATTACGCACAGAGAAATGCTGGTGCGGCAGCCCCTACTCCCCAGGCAATGCCTACCCCTAATACAATGGGTAATATCCCTCAAGGAACTTTTAATTTTGGCGGTATGCCTAACTGGTAATAAAAATGATAACATAGGGAAGATACCTTCCCTATGTTATTTGTGTTTACTGTGAGTATGAAATAAGAAAATAGTAAAGGAGAAAACATGATTGATTTAACAAAACTTCAACCACATAAAGTCAGTAGAGATTTAAGTGGTTATATTACTTATATATACGGCCCTGGTAAAATTGGTAAAACGACATTTGGAAGTCAGATGCCAGGTGCTCTTATTTTAGCTTTTTAGAAAGGTTATAATGCCTTACCAAATGTATATGCACAGGACGTTACAACCTGGGCAGATATGAAAATAATTCTACGAGATTTAAAAAAGCCAGAAGTAAAAGATTTATTCCATTCTATTATTGTAGATACAATTGACATAGCAGCTGCCGCATGTTAGAAATATATTATTTCACAAGCAGGAGTTGATACACTTAATCAAATTCCTTATGGTCAAGGATGGTCAAGAGTAAAACGATAGTTAGAAGATACCTTCAGAGAAGTAACTCAAATGGGATATGCTGTACTTTTTATCTCTCACGATAAAGATAAAACTTTTAAAAGACAAGACGGAACAGAATATAATCAAATTGTTCCTACCCTTGGTAATAGTTATAATTTAATTATTAAGGATATGGTTGATATTTATGGCTATGCACATCTTACAATTAGAGATGGCGAACCTAAAAGAGTTCTAACTTTACGTTCTCTTGATGGCACGATTGATTGTGGATCTCGTTTTAAATATATGTAGTCAGAAGTTAATTTTTCTTATGATTCTCTTGTTGATGGTTTAAATAAAGCAATAGATGAAGAAGCTAAATATACTGGAAAAGAATTTGTTACTAATGAGAGAAATGTTAGTATTTATTCTACAGAAGTTAACTTTGATGATCTTTACGCACAATGTCGAGACCTTTTATCCTCTCTATCAAAAGAAGAAGAAGTACATTACGCACCTTATATTACTGAAATTACCGATAAATATTTAGGTAAAGGTAAAAAGATTGCTAATATTACAAGAGACCAAACAGAACAGTTATCTTTAATTGTTTTTGATTTAAAAGAATTATTTAAAGATAGACAATAATTAATAACAAGGTAGCGATATAAATCACTACCTTGTTTTTTTATAAAAAAAATGATATAATAAAAATAAAAATGAGGAAATAAAATGGCTGTACATATGGTGAAATGTCTTTATTGCGGAAAATCTTTTGACCGAGATAAAGAACCTTTTGTTAAAGTAGGAGCACGAAGATATGCTCATAAAGAGTGTGCAGAGTCTCAAGACGATAGTGTTAAACAAGAGGAAATTGATAAAGAGAATTTTTTTAAATGTGTAAAAAGTATATACGGACCAGGTTATAATTATGTAATGATTAATAAACAAGCCTTAAATTTTATAAAACAATATGGCTATACCTGGAGCGGTATGACAGGATGTTTACATTGGTTTTATAATATTAATCATGGCAATTTAGAAGAAGGTCATGGCGGAATTGGTATTATTCCTTATATATATGAAGATGTAAGGAAATATTATCAACAGTTATATACAACACAGTATCAAAATAGTAACAAACAAATGCGGCAGCAGGTTATTGAATTCAATATTGTACCCCCAAAGCCTCAAAGACCTGCTCCCCGCCTCTTAGATTTAGGAGATGAATAATATGGTAAACTTATATTTTTCTGACAGATTTGAAAATGATACTCTTATTGCTACTTGCCAAGAAGGATTTGTTATGAAACATATCCAAGATTTTATCAATAAGTGTAATGAAAATAACTCACATAAGTTTGTTATGTATTATCATAGAACATGGAAAGATGAAAACGACAACAAAAAGACTTGGATTGATGTAGGCTCACATAGTGAATTTTTCTATACAGTTGAGGTAACAAATGAGTAAAGTTAGATATACTGATACCTCTGCAATAATTCAAATTATAGGTAGTGTGTATCAAAATCCTTAGATATTAGAAGATGAACAGTATACTTTTACTCTTGACGACTTTATAGAAGAATTTCATAAAGTTATCTTTGGTAGTATATATAATTTACATCAATTAGGTGTTAGAAAAATATCTTCTGCTAACATCGAAGATTATCTTGAATCAAGACCAAAAAAATTAGCTGTATATAAAGCCAATCGAGGGTCAGAATATCTTGAAAAGATAAGTGAAAACTCACAGGTTGCCGCATTTAATTATTATTACCACCGCCTAAAAAAGATGACACTACTTAGATTATATAACGAAGAAATAGGTATGGACTTATCTTGGTTATATGATTTAAATAATATTTTTGACCAAAAGAAAAAACAAGCACAGGAAGATTGGTTAGATAATCACACCGAACAAGAAATCATTGATTTAATTGACGAGAAAATTGATAATATTAAAATATCTTATTCTGGCGGAGCGGCAGACGGTATAATTCAAGCCGGTAAAGGTGGCCGCCAGTTATTTGAACAATTAAAAAATAATCCTGA